TATCGCATTGCGGTCCCAACGTCCGGGGGCCAGCGTCCAGGTCAGGTCTGTGTCCCCGCCCCCCGCCGCATCCACTGCGGCGAACCTACTTGGCGGCGGATAGTCTCTCGCGTCTACGACTAAACTTGTGTAGGAAAGCGTAAACTGGACCCCTTCGACCAGGTCCCGATAAGCCCCCCTAGATCGCAAAAGAAGCTGCGCGCCACCATCGGCGTCGGGGCCTGACAGGCGGAGCGCAGCCAAGACAGACTCCTCGACCTCAGCCGCCCCGGGGTCCCCCTGTTCCAAGTCCAGGCCTACAAGGGCCTCCTCGTCCTTGGCATCCTCAGCCCTCGCGTAGGGGACCCAGACACGAACAAAGAAGTCTCTATCACTCAAACTTGGATCGAAGGAGTCAGAAGGGCCAGCGCCGCCCCAAACTTGCGCTATAGCTGAGGTGCTCTCTGCCGCCATGGCCTCGAGAGCCTTAAGGTTAGGTCTGCGAAGGGCTGCATTTACGTGCTCAAACAATGTAGACCCGTTTAGCTGTATGGCAAGCAGGTCTGCTCGCATCTGCATAATTCGCTGAAAAGTGTTCAAGCCTGCCGCCCTCAAAAAACGCCTAACGGTATCGAGCCGCTAGGACGCTAGTGCCCGCCACTAGTGCGAGACGATATCCGTATCAATCAGCTGAGCGAATTCGCTATCAGTCTGATTCAGGTCGCGGTGCCACCGCGCACGGAAAACAATCGAGTTCTTTTTCTCGTCAGGGTAGCTTTCGGCGACGATTCCACCGGGGCTCATCTCTTCCCAGACGAAGGTTCTGCCAAAGCCGGGGCTCGTGATGCTGCCCTCGCCGGGGGTTAGGACAACGCCTGCCCAACCGGACCCGAAGACCGAAGAGCTCGTGTAGGTGTCGGCCGCGGCCTCGCCTGCAGAGTTGCTACGGAGTCTGGGGACAACGACCTCATCGACGCCAAGGACCTTAGCAAGCTCGACCTTGATTGCGTCGATGCCAAGGACCATCACGTATCGGAGAGAATCCCGAATTTCCGTATTGACCCGAATGAGATAGCGAAGGTCAGTCGCAGGGATCCAAAACTTGAACTTGCTACCAGACAGCTCATCTGCGTCCGCACCGGTGCGCGCGCAGATCGCCTCGATAGCCGTCCCGACGTCCTGGATAATGTTGGCTGCCGCGTTAGTCCAGGCGCTGCTGACGTCTGTCCTTTTGCCATTGCCAGTACTGAAAGTCGTCGTGTTTATGAATAAACTAGACGTCTCCCGCTCCGCCGCCATAGCGACTTTCCACATAGCTTGACGCGAGGCTTCTAGCCCTGCATCGAACATGCTAGCGTAGAACTTGAGCTCCCGAAGGTCCATCGGAATTTCGAAGGCGGATTCCTTGCAGTCGAAGCTCCGTTCGCCAACCTTGTACTCGCCCTGAGCATAGGTCGACCGCAGTTCGCGGATAGTCTCTTCTTCCGCAAGGGACTGGCCCCTTAGAATCCGAGGATAGTTACCGCGCTCAAACTGTGTGCCAAACATAGGCAAAAGCTTAAGTGCAGCTAAGCTATCTAAGCTGAAAAAATGCTCTCGAAGCGCCTCCCCCACCAAAAGCAGGGGCGTAGTTTGCGCCGTAGTATTCAGGCCCATTTTCTAGACTCCTTTTTTTTTATTGCTTGAGGTGCTTGATGGTGAAGCTGCGCGCGGTGGCAGAATTCGACGCCGAGGCTACAGACCATTGCGCCGTAAGCTTGATAACCACGTCCCCGCTCAGGTCTTCTGAGACCGTCGACAGAACGACCAAAGTAGGCGTAGTCGTAGGCGTCGCGTCCAGAAGCTGAAGGCCCTGACCCCGCATGGTTCCTGAGGCGCCGCCGACTCCGATGACGATCTGGTAGTCGAAATAGCCTACGTCGTCGTCGGCTACATCCACGGCTCCAGAGGTCGCAATGACTTCGGTACCGATGTACAGCTTTAGCGTCAAGGTATCGGTCGAGTTCGTGGCGGGCACATCGACTGCAGCCTTGATCTCGAGAACATCGCCAGCTTCGAGGTTCGCACCGTCGATTGTGCGAGTGTACATCGAAGTCTCAGTCGTGGTGTTGGTGACCGCGCTTGAGGCCGCGACCTCAGAATGGATCAAGCCGCTGCTTTTCGTTCCGCCGATCCACAGAGCCTCGCAGATGCTGTCTGTCGCGCCTGCGTCTTCGAGGGCGGTGAAAAGGCCGGGGCCTCCCGTAGCGACATTGGTGATCTTCCCATCGTCGGCTCCATAGAGCTTGTCGCCCGCCGTGAAGGTCACAGAGGTCTCAATCTTGTGCGTCCCAGCTTGGGAGAATAGGTGCACAGAGACGGGGTCGCCGCTTGCGTAGTTCCCGTTTGCCTTGTTGCCCACCGCTAGGGTTACGCCGATGCCTTTGTCGTCTGCGTCCGCGTACTCGACTTCGTAAGGCGAAGTAGTGCTAGCGGAGGACAGCTTGACGCGGCGGTTGAATTCGAGAGCTTCCGCCGCCTGGAATGTTGCGGGACTGCCTTGGATTTTGGCCATTTTTCAGCCCCCCTTATCGTTGACTGCGAACAAAGGTACCTACCATTTGTTCGGGAGTCTTGCGAGTTGCGATTGTGCTCTTGTAGCCTTCGGGGTCACAGGAGGCGGCCCAGCTGTAGGCCTTGCCTAGACTGCAGCCGTGCTGCGCCTGGTAAGCAAGGGCGCGCTCACGGAAAGAGCCCGTAGAGGCCCCGTCGCTGCTGCCTTGTGGCATAGGGTCTGCGCCGCCAATACTGGCTTGCATCTTCGCCTGCGCAGTCAACTGCTTTTGCAAGGTGTCGACCTCGGCATGCAGCCTGGCAATCTGGATATCCTTCCAGCTTGCGCGAGCCTGAGCCATCGTCTGGGCGCCCTCTAGCTGCGAAAGGACAAAATCCGAGTTGTCAAACTCGGCACGTAGTTCGGCGATTCCGGCCGCGCTCATCTCCTTCTCCTCTTTTTCTTCCTCGTCTTCGTCTTCGTCCGGCCCAGTCTCCTGCAACTCCGCAGGTTCTTCTTGATCCTTGTCTTCTTCGTCTTCGGGATCGGCCTCTAGGTTCTTTTCTGCCATCTTTGGTCCTCCGGAAAATTCAAGCACGTAGCTGGATGTGGCCGAATCGGCCCCGCTCGGAACGAAACTTGACTCGACTAGCTCGCCACGCCTGACAACAACTCCAGGGCCCTCAAACTCTTGACCGTTGACGGGGGCGGACTCCCCGGCCTCGACAAAGAATTGCTCCTCAGCCTGCAGGCCTATACTTGCCTGCCAGGGGAAGCCATTATCTGCGAGGTCTGCGACCTCTTTACCGGCCTGAGTGACCCGAAATAGGCGGCCTGTGATCTCCAGGCCGGCCTCTGTCTTCTGTATGTCGTCTGAGATCCCTACGATTAGCTTTGAATCGTGGCACTTGAAAATAGGTGTGCGCGCCAGTCGGGGCGTGATACCGTCGATGTCAAAAATCACCCGCTCTAGACCGAAGGGCCCCGGGAGGTGGACGACTGCGCCGGTGTAGGCCAGCTGGACAAAGCCTCGGACGTCTCTATCACCCTCGACATCAAAGCCGATCGCCTGCCCTTGCCCGACGACCTGGACTACACCCTCTAAGCTAAACTTGCGAGTCATTAGCCTGCGCCTCCTCTTGCTTTGCTTCGGGCTCGACCTCGACAGGCTGCTTACTTACGGGCATGCCTGCGAACATCCGCCAGTCGACATTGGCCCCGGGGTGGTCTGCATTGAGTTTTTCGGCAACGGCTATGGAGTCTTCGACCTCTTTTCGGCGCTGCTCTAAGAAGAGCTCCCGATCCTTGTTCAGGCTGCGCAGCGCATCAGACTGCGAACTGATTCCGACCTGGATCCGGCTCGCCATAGCCTGCGATTCTTTGAGTTGGTCGACCCAAGGGAACTCTTGCGCCGTCCAGTTATGGCGGCGAGTGTCGGGCCGGTCAGGGTAGGCCCCCGCTGCAATCCGACGGTCGAGCCAGTTCGTGAAGACAGGGGTGTGATAGGTCCGCTTAAGATGCCTCTGCTGCGTCAGGTAGCAGCGGAAAGTCTGTTCGAGCGCTGCACGGCTAGCAGAATAGTTAGTTTTTGCAAAATCTGCGAGAATAACCTCCAGGGGCAGGCCTGCGACCATGCCCGCCAGACGTAGGAACATGCGCACGGACTCGGGAAAAGAGGCCCCCGGCAACTCGCGAGAGATTGCAGCTACACCCTCCCCATCCTTGCCGTGAAATACAAGGCCCTCGTCATACTCCGAGAATCGCCCCGCCATATCGGGGGGCTGGTCCGCGCTGCTCTCAGCTTCGCTTTCGCTATACGCTACAGCAGAGCCTTGCTCTCGCGTAATCGCAAAGCTTACCTTCGACAAGAGCTGCCAAGCGATAGCCTCAGAGTCGCACACAGAGCTGATCCTGTGGATCATAGGGTAGGCCGGAATAAGCCGGCCTGTGCCGCGCGTACTCGAGTAACGCTCAAGATTCGCGACAAAGATGCAGTCCTTCGCAGGATGCAGCTTGGCGTTTCGAATTTCGACGATCCCGCTATTGCCATAGGGCGCAAGCCAATATCCGGTAGGGGCCCCGTAGCTATCGAGCTCAACGCCCCCGACGCTAATGCCCGCCTTCTTCTTGCGCACCGCGTTGGCGCTGGCGTGCGTGATCTGTTCGGACTCGAAGAACTGTAGGCGGCCGTCCTTATGCTTCAGGGCTAAGATGTCCCCTTGGACCATTAGGCTCCGCGCGACCTGAACTTCCATATCGGCGAAGCTGAACTGCCCCCGAGATTCGAAGGACTCAGAGTACTCCGCAAAGTCCTCTTCGATCCTGCGCCTAAGCCTCGAGGACTTCGACAAGCTCTCGAGTTTGAAGCCGGTGCCAATCAAAATATCGGTGGCACGGTCGACAATACTGCGCATGATTACCGAATCGCGATAGAGGCGGAGTCCTTCCTTGACTAACTCGCCGCGATCTATTTGGTAGCGATCGCCTGAGCCTCCGAGGGGATAGGAGCCCGGAGATCTGCGCATGACATCGGCCGAATGGTAGCCCAGGGCATCAAAGCCTCTTGTGCCGCCTCGATACCTCAATAGCGGGGCCGCCCTCGAGTGAAGGACGCTCGATTGCCCGCCGCCATGTCAGAGTCAACGACCTCCTGTGCCTTGTCTGCGATGCTGTCTAGGTCCCTATAGCGCCACGATGCAGACTCACTGCCCCGCGCTATAGGGTCGTTGACCTTGATCCACCGCACACCCTCAAGGACGAGCTTCGCCTTTGCGGGGCTGGTATCAAAGTCCAGGTTCGCGTTTATCTGCGCGAGAGCATCAGACTTTGTGCTACTTGCCGTCAGAGCCATAGGTAGACCTCCAAGTCTATCCTAAGCCCTATATGTTGTGGTCTGCAAGCGGGTTGATACTAGATAAGGGGGTTTAGATGGGGAGCTTCATCTGATAGTAGACCTGTTCCGGGGCCTCCTCGCATCGCCTCAGGACTTGCTCGTGCCAAGCTTTCGCGAAACGTATGCAATTTGAACAGTTCTTATGGGTGCAGTCTGGGAGGGGTCGCTTTCGCCCCGCAAAACTCCAGGCTAGCGAATCTGCAGATTTTAGGATTTTTCCCAACCTAGCAAGGCCTGTAGTCTTGAGCCCAAACCCGTGCAGGCTTATCCCATACCTGCTAAGCCCTGCGATTATATCCACGGCCTCTAACGTCCCCTCCCTCCTGCACACTGACCCGATACCCACAGTCCCGAAGTCCCTCAGGTCTACTCCCTCCGCAAGCCACATCTCTACGTGAGCCCAGTAGTCCCCCTCTCCCCACCCTTGAACTATAGGGATCCAGGGCAGTTCCGGTGCAATCCGCTGAAGGTCATGCCAGGATTGGATTGTCCTCCGTTGGTGCTCTACAACCGACAGGCCTGTTTTTGAGACAAGAAATGGCTCACACATCCAATCCTGAATCGCAGCCCAGTCGAGCATCCCAACCGTAGACCCCCATCGATAAACCTCCTCAGCATAGACCTCAGGGGGCGTAACCCATCGCCCATATAGGCTAAGCTCCGAGAATCCCCCCGAGTCCATTGACCAGCTCCGACTGGCAGGCTTCAGGCTTCGGACTCTTTCGAGTCGCCTGCGCGACAGAAACAGCGGAACCCCATCGAGCTCGTCCCTCCATAGCCAGTGCGGCTCGTGCGTCCCAAGATAGAACTTCAAGACAACTGCCCCCAAAGCACAGCCAAAAGAAAAGCGCAGCCGGCAAGCAAGGCCAGCTGCAGCCACAGGTCGGGGTCGCTATCCCTGCGGCCTCTCACTTCTCGCCCCAGTGGTCGTTGCAGGTAAACTCCGCGACTCGCTTGACTTGCCCGATGGGAGACTGGATAACGCTAGGCGTCCACTTGACGCAGCCTTGCCCCTCGCAGCGGATAACGACGAAGGGCTCGACGGGCTTGTGCCCCTCGCCTAAGACTAGGCCTCGCATATATCGGAGGTTCACCTACTCCGCTCCTATTTCATAGTCTGGGGACCTAGGGGCCGCTAGCTCTAGTGGCCTGAGGTCTTCGCCGAACAGACGAACGTTGAGACTGTGCCCATGAACCCTGTATAAGGCGAAGGCTACGATTACGCACAAAGGGCGGCAGGTAAGGATTGCACTCCAGCCATCTAACTCGTGGACTACCCTCATCGCACGTCCTTGAACCGCATCCCGCACGCGCACCGGCAATACCGCATCGTCTGCACCTCAGTGAAATAGCAAGTCTTAAAAACATAGGTGTCCGTCCCTTGGCACTTCGGGCAAGGGTAGCCCTGCCCCCGCCTGCGGGCTAGTAGTTCCTTCGGATTCTGCGCCTTTTGTTCCTTGGGCTCATCCTTTGCACTGGCTTTTGCCCCTGACTTCGCCGCTCCCTTTGCGCCCTTTCGGCCACCACCCTTTCGGCGGCGTGCAGCTTTTGGTTTTCCTTCAGCGTCCTCGCCTTGAGAAACGGCTTCAGATTGTGCGCGCTTGCGTATGCGTACACCCCGCAGTCTCCGTAATGATTCGCTGGCTTGACTTCCACCCATTGCAGCTTGCCTCCTTTGACTTCCTGCAGTCTCTCTGCGGTCGATTGTTCAATGTATTCCTGGTCTACATCCAAGGGCAAGCTTAGGCGAGGCATCGTTAGCCCACCGACGCTTAGCCTTTGTTCTACCATATCGGAGATCTGTATCTTGATCTCGTGCGTATTCAGTTCGGCGAACTTGATCCCGGGGTCCTTGAAGGTCTCCCCGTCAAGGGAGTAGCTCGCCACATCCCGCCACCTAATAAGCTTGGCGGTGTCCGCGCCCCTCGACGCAGAGCCACGCGAAGGGTAGGCCCGCTTCGAGGTCCTAGCGTATTCATAGACAGCGACTGCGCGCCATCCGGCGTCATGGAAGGCCTGGCGGACGGTATAAAAGCGGGTCCCATCGGTGCTAGGGTACTGGGCCCCGTAGATTAATTCGTCGAAAACCCGAAGCTCTGAGGCGTCTAGCGCGGAGGTGTGGTGCCGGGGGACTACGCCCCAGTCTATAAGCCATCCGCACAGGCTCGCATGCCCGTACTTGGAATCGCGAAGCAGCCCCCATCCCCAGATTGCATAATGCAGCTCTGTTGCCCCCGAGTCTTGCCCTGCGGTTAGGAACTGCACACCGTCGGGGGCTTGCCCGCGCAGGTAGGGCTCAACCCTCCAGCCCTTGCGAGGGTGCGAGATGAGGGCCTGCCAGTCGCCCTTGTCGCTAGTCTTCTGCTGCGGGGCCCAACAATCGCCCATCACCTTGTTGAAAAATACTCGCAGCTTCGACCGATTCCCCAGGGCCTGCTGATACTGCCTGACCAGGGCCGACAGGGGTTTATTTTCTTGGTACATCGCAGAGAAGTGAAGGCCTATCCAGGTGCGGCGGGCTCGCTCCTCAGGGTCCTCTATCGTAGAGATCTGCTTCGTATTCTTGCACGCCGCGAAACGCTGCCCGTCTGTGAGCTCTGCCCCGCAGCAGGGCTGCCATAGCCCCCACTCTGCGGCGGGGCTGTGGTCGTCCCCGCCCGGGGGAGGCTTGACGTTATCCCACTGGAGCCAGCCCCACTCCCCGCAATGGGGGCATTCAATATGCGCCCGCCGCATATCCGACTGCTCGTAGTAAAGCTTTCCAGTCCCCCGCTCCTTCGTCGTAGGGTGCGCAAAGGCAAGGATTAGGCAGTCGTCCTGATTTTGGATTGCTGCGCTGCGCGCACGCCCCAAGTCTACGAGGTCAGACCCATCCCCGATTGAGTCCCCGATTGAATCCATCTCGTCATAGCAAATCAGCCCGTAGGACTCGGACTGGATATTCGACACCGCAGGGCCTGACAGGACAATCTTGCCATCGGTGAAGCGCTTGATAAGCAGCCGAGAAGCGGTGGGCAAGAAGTTCTTGGCAAGGGGCTCCGCTGTCCTGCACATATAGTCGAATCTAGACCGCCCAAACTCCTCAGCCATCGCATCCTTGCTCGTCACGTAGAGGATATTAGGGGTGTAGTTTGTTTTGTAATATCCGATGAAGTTTTGGCAGGCCTCGCTTCCGCCGCCCTGGGCTGATTTCATTAGGCAGACCCCGTCTTTCCCGGTGTCCAGGGCTTCCCCGAAGCCATCCATAATGGGGTCAAGGTAGGGAAAAAGCCGGGTCCACCTGCCCGGCTTTGTGGTGCTGCTTGCTGAGAGGCGCCTATACTTCACCGCCCACTCGGAGGGGGTGATTTGTTCGGGCGGCCTGACGCCTGCTGCCCAGTCACCGAAGAGTGCTCGCTCTTGAGGCGTCAAGGCCGCTCGCAGAATCAAGTCGACCACTCACGGAGGATCCCGCATAGCAGGTTATACTTCGCCTCGAGGGGCGAGGGGCCTGAGCCTATCGGGGGCATGCCCGGCAGGCTCTCAGGCACTGCAAAGAATTCGCCTGTCGTGGCCTCTGTGACCTTGATGCCTAGGCGGGCCTCTAGTTCTTCTTTGGTGGTCATCGATCCCTCTCTAGAGCTCAAGCGGCGTCCCAGCGGCAGGCCTTATAACTTCAAGGTCTCCGAACCTCTCATACACTTGGTTTTCGAGCACGTGGTCAAACGTCCGCTTAGCCAAGATTTTTTCGAGCAGCCCGCAAATCTCCGCAAGCCGAGACTTCACAGCCGCCCCACACATGGTTCTAGGGCTACGGTCCCTTGCCGAGTTCCAGGCGACCTCTGCAACCTGTTCGCGGGTCAAGTCTCCAAGCCCCCGACCCTCGTCGTCCCACCAATCGTCGAAAGTCATTCGCTTCTCCAGGGTTTGCTCTTTCTCGAGAGTAGGGTACACAGGCAATGCCCGCCGCCTGATCCTAAAGACCCTCTGCGCCTTGGCTTCATCGTCGTAGATCTCGAGATCCAAGTTTGGGGCAAGGTCGCAAAAGGCTACCCGCATCTCGCAGGGCACTTCGCCAGGTTCTCGAAGCTCCAGGCGGGACTCGAACCCGCAAGCTGCCTTCAGTTTCTCGTCAGGCATGACGTTTCCTTTACGTAACTAGAGCAAGAGACCCCCACCCCGCGCGAGTCGTTGGAGCGGCGTAAACAAGCCACCTTTCGCGCGCAGGGCAGGAATCGCGAAACAAACGGGCCCGACTTCGGCGAAAGCTTGACCCCGGTTGCACTATACTACAGATTGAGGCATAGTGATAGGGCTTATATGGAAACGGGGAGGGGGGGCCCTACTCAAGCCAAGTCAAGACCTCATCAGCCTCTAGGGTCATAATCTCGCGCAGCTCCCCCTTGGACCACCGGAGGAATGCCCGCCGCTGCTCTGCCGTATCCAGGGTCAGATACTCTTCGTCGTCGACGAGTTGGATAACCTTGCTCGCCACCGCAGTCTGGTAGTGGTCCAGGGTGGTGCGCAACCTGCTGCAGAGCTTTGCCAGGACCCCCCGCGCGCTCGTCAGGGTGATCAGCTCCCCTCGCTTCTTCCGCAGTTCCATCAGCCCGGCCTCAGTGCGGCGGGCTTCCTCCAAGGCCTTCTTCACAGCCTCGACGTCCCGGGGGGCCGCAGTTCCGTCCTCGTAGGCGTTCACGAACATAAGCCCCGCCAAGTGTAGGAGCTCCTCGCACTTCGCCAAGGGATCGGCCTTGCGGTCCTTCAGGGCGTAGCCTACGGCGTCGGGGCTCTCAGTCTGCGTCGCCTTTGCGCGGACCTCCTGTTGCTTGAGGCTGCTATGCTTGGTGCCTAGGTGCTCTGCTCGCCACCTCCTGACGTCTTCGATCTTGTAGCCCCATCGGGTTTTGGCCGGGAAGCCAGGGTACTTTTTCCTTTGGTCGTACAATCCGTTCGCGTTTGTAAGGCCTAGCGATTCAGCTAGGGTTTTCATGCTTTTTGCGTGTTTTTTCATGTTTGCTCGCCCTTTCTCCACAATATAAGACATCTTCGAGGGGTTTGCGAAGGTTGTGGCTGAAGCCTCTAACGAGGGCTAATTCCCGTGGTGAGCCTCACAGCTGAGCGCTCAGTCAGGGGCTAATTCCCGTGGTGACGGCTGTGGTGGGATTTAGCCCTCAGGTAAAGTTTCAGCTGTGAGCCCTGTGCTGGGGCGGGCACAGCACAGCCTAAGCCGGGGGGTTCAAATATCCTTGCCCGGGCAGCGCGGCT